CGCACATTACCAACGTCGTGTCCTGAATCTAAAAGTGAACCAACCGTATATCGAGGTAATCGAATGCCAAGTTCCCGCGCGCGTCGTTTCACAGCTTCTTGGCGAACAAAGTTCGTCACGTTTCGTCTATGTTTTAGTTTTTCCACTTTTTTTAACGTTTCGTGGATTAGTCTATTTACTTCCATAAGCTCATCTTCGAGTTCGTAATCACGTAACTGTTCGGGGACAGGTGGTGGTGTTTGTATCTCTGGTAAGTCGGGGTGTACATAATCCCCGCGTCTTGATTGTGGTGGTGTTACCGTATCGTATATCGTAAGATCGTCAAGATTATCCCCGAATGGTGGGAGACGAGGCATCGGGGAAAAGGGTATGGGTATATCAACACGACGAATTCTAAATTCTTCTTCTTCTTCACTTTCAGAATCCGTTTCGTATTTGATATAATCGTGAATCTTTTTAATCGAATCACACATTTTAAGATAATCACCTTCGGAAATTATCTTAGAATTGAGGTCGAGGGTTTGCATTAACGTGGTAAGAGCGTCCATTTTTAATATATTAATTTTTTATTTTGTTTCATTACAACTTAGGTTTGTTATTTTTTTTAAAAGTAAAAGGGCTTCTACGGCTTCACCAATATCACGATGTTTTACACAAAACCCGTTTTTTCCTTGGCGACAGAGACAGTTTTCGTATACACAGTTTGGACGCATTTTTTTGATTATTTTTTATAATCTCGTACTTAGGTTCTTATTTCACCTTCTTCGAGTTCAGATTCAGATTCCGAATTGTATTCACTCTCATTATCCAAATCGTCGATGTTTTCCGGTAAATGATCGTATAATCGTTCGTAATCGATTTGGTATGTAATTTCGTAATCATCAAGGAAATCACGTAAAGAAATCCTATCGTTAACACAGTGTTGATCATCTAAATACGATTTCCAAAACGAACGGTTCTTTTTTGTAATTTTACTTGGGAAAATTTCGACAGTAAACTCTTCGTCTTGTTTATACCCACATTCTTTAAGGATTTCTTCCTCACTTTCAATGTACATATCAAAAAAGTGTTCCAAAATACCGATATCTTTGGGTTCATAATAAAATTCAATAAAATGGGCTTGACCGTACGAGGTTTCTAATTTTCTATTAGAAATACCAATATACGCAATATACTTATACGTACTTTTAGGAATGAGGTGTGCAGGATACCCAAAATCAGCGCGTAAACCGTATACTTTACATTTTTCACCGGCTAATTCAGAAAAGAGATCATTCACGTCAAAAAGTTCAACAATCGTGGTACAGTTTTTAAGGAGTTCGTAAGTAAGGCTCATCGTATTATATTACACATTAGTTGCTAAGTTTTAAGTCCATATTTTCATGGAACGAGTTATAGAGTTCCGTCCAGTCAACACTTCCGTGAAGGTTATTTTTTTCAACAAATTGTAATAAAGTTTTTTGACAGTTAAATTCTTTTTTAAAGTAATTCATCCAGAACTCGACCCACTCTTCCGGGACGTGTCGTGGAGCAATCATAGTACCCAATTTATCTTTTGACAACATCCGTAACGATGGTTCAATAATACCCATTCGACTACCATCTTCATATTTCTCTTCATACATAAAGTCCACTAAGTGAAGTTTATCGTTGAATGCAGATATACCAATATACGCAATATGATCAAGTTCTTTGGGGTTACACTCAATTGGAAAATTGTGTTTCGGTTTAACACCATATACTTGAGAAGGTGTACCAGTTGAAAATTGATCGGTTCGGAAACTCGAAAGAACACCGTCAAGTTTGTCAAGTCTTTCAAGACTGACAGATTGTTTTGTAAGTTCGTAAATGAGAGAAGACATTTTTTTATAGTATACTTATTATAATTGATCTATATCACTTAGGTCTTCACTGTACATCAATATTTCCTCGGCCACAATTTGATAAAATGCCATTTTATACGCCAAAAACCCAAATAAAGTTGCCCCCATATTAAAATCAAATGGTAAATCATTAGAATTCCAAGTTGATTCGGCTAGTGCGAGACACGTCGGTAACAATAATCGTTTATTCAAAACGGGTATTCTTTCAATATTATCGACGTATGATGACAACGAGTCTACATAAATACACGATGCAATTGTCCCTAAAGTAGCAGATACACCGTCAATGGGTGTATGAAAAATGAAGTTATACGTCGAAATAGCTACACCGTATTGTAAAGTCGACTTTTTTATTTTAGCCTTGACTTGTTCGTATTCAGCTATACCTTCTTTACGTTTAGTAGGACACGATATTCTAATGGTTTTTGTGTACGGATTTATTATGTTTAACATATTACAATTTATTTACTCTATATCTATACCTTTAATAATATAATTTTCATCTTGAAAATACTTTTTCTTAAATGCGCGTTCCTTTTTTATAAAATCTTTACAACTCTTCTCAGCTTCATATATACGTCTATGAATATTTAATAAATTACTATTATTTACGGGTGTTTTTCGCCATTTATCACCAAAAATAGCAGAATATTGTAATTCACGTCTTTGATAATTAAGATCATCGAGAAGTAGTTTATAAAGTACGAGTGAATATGAATCATATTCATTACGCTCGTAATCATCTAAACACATTTGTTCGCGTGCAAGTGTATTCATACTTTCACGGAGTAGGTTCGCCCCACTTTTCTCTCCATCGGTTAACCAGAGTTTCGATTCTCTCTTTTGAGAATCGTGGATTTCCGGAGGCTCGTTGAGGGGCTCCCGGACACACGAGATCACGTGATTCGTACGTATTAAGTTTTTCCCATACGAGTCTTTGCATGTCACCCGGGAGCTCGTTTGTCGCTTGACAAAACGAGAGTTTATAGTCGTACGTGTGTAAGGCAATGTAGTCGTCCATTTCATTTTTTTATACATTTTATTAGAAGTATGTAAACTTAGGTTTCTTAGGAACCTCTAAAATGATTGTTTCATTCGCTTCATTTTTAGATATGATATAGTCATTTTCACACATTTTTATAGATGGAGGTTCGGGTTTTGGTCGAGGTGATAATAAATTACACACACTCGAATAAAACGAAAACATTACTGTTGTTATTTATGTTTATTTTTTTATATACTAAATACAAGATGGTTTCACTCCAGGACTTACCTAAAAAGGTTCAGTATATAATTATAGATTCAAAATTTGTAAATGGTTCAAATAATACGTTTAGTATAGATCTTACACTCGAATCAAATTTACATTTAGAAGATATGACGCAAGTGTGTGGCCTAAAACCAGTTGATTTTTACGTGACACAAGTCGGACAGGATACCCCAAACTCTGACACTCACATAAGTAGTGTGGCAAAGTACATTGATATAACATGTGAAGATATACCTAAACGTGCTCAAATACTTGATGAACGTAACGGACAAATTTTAGCGCGTGTACCACTCGAAAGACATTTTAATCATGGTTCACATACTATAATAAGGGATAAACAATGGAAAGCGTTCCCAAGACAAACAAACCTATTTAATCCCATATCTATACAAAAACTTCATTTTAAGTTATATGAATTTCAAGAAGATACAGATTACGTTACATTACAACCGGATGCAGAATGGTACATGGTTCTCGAAGTTACAACCATAGATGTTAAGGAAAAACCTGTAAACCGCGAAGTTCAGATACTCGAGGCGTTACATAAACTTATCGGGAAGATAGATGATCTTAACATAAACGTTAAAAAACTTCCAGATAAGGAGGATATCGAAAAAATGGAAATAGAAAAAAAGAAAAAGTACCCTTTACGTTACTTAATGCTTTTCATAACAATGGTAATAGGTGGATTTATATTTGTAAAAAATAAATTTACTCCTTCGATTCCACAACCTTCTTTTTAACGACACGTTTAACAACTTTTTTCTTTGGTGTTTCTGGTGCTGGTGTTGGTGGAGTTGGTACTGGTGGTGCTGGAGCTGGTGGTGCTGGTACTGGTGCTGGCGCTGGTTTAACAGTTCGCGCTGGAGCTGGAGATACATCTTTTGGTGCATCAATGTGATCAGCAATTTGTTTAATGATACTATAAAGTTGATCCGAATTAATTTTCGATCGTGCAAGTTGATTTTGAATTTGTTCTCTGACAGAGTCCATCGCGTAATATATATAAAAGAAAGATTATCTTTATACTAAATGTTATTCATCGGTCCATCTCTTTTAAGTGGAATAGGTCAGCAGTGTAAAAAATATATGGGTCTTTTTCCTGGGAGTCGGTACATTGAACTTCAAAATGATATACCGGTATGTGAACGTGCATTTATTTATGCTTTACCTGTACCATACTGGTTAGATAAAATACCCGAAATTAAAAGTAAAATCAAACACGTTACGTGTATGACTATATGTGAAACTGAAACTGTACACGAAGATTACGGTAAACTGTTTAAACTCTTTGATAGAATCGCCGTACCAAGTGAATTTTGTCGTCGTGTATTTAAACGACAGTTTCCCGAAACAAACTTTTATATTATACACGCACACGTTCCTGATAATAAACCATACACATTTTATCACATTGGAAATATAACCGATCCAAGGAAAAATTTTAATAAAATTATTGAAACGTTTGTTCGTATGAATAAACCAGATTCGAGACTTCTGATAAAAGCGACATGTAAACAACCAATTCAAATAAATATACCAAACGTCGAAGTTATAAATGGTCTTATCCCCGACGAGGAAATGGAAAAAATACATGCACTGGGTGACTGTTACGTAAGTTTTTCGAGTTCAGAAGGTATAGGTATGGGTGCAGTGGAAGCCGCTCTGAGGAATAAACCCGTCATTATAACGGATTATGGGGGTGCGCCCGAATATATAAAAACACCGTATACGATAGACTGTGAACGCCAAAAACTCGTAAAGGACGATTTTTTGTATAAGGAGGGTATGGAATGGGGAAAACCAAATGAAAAACAATTACGCGAGTTTATGGAAGATGCATACACCAATAAAATAAGGTATATGGAACATCCGAGGACTCATATGTTGACGTGTAAAGAAAATGTATTACAAGAATTCATCACCAATGTAATTAGTAAGGAAAGTGATAACACCGGTCAAGATGGCACCGGACATGAGTGAGCCTCTCTGAGCAATGAGCATGGCGACGACATCATCGATAAATTTAATATTGGTTGGTTTCTTAAGAAGTTCGGGTACGATTTTTGAAATTGCGAGATAAAGTGCCATGGCTATTATGACAGGTCTGAGTGTTTCTTGATCTAACATTTTTTTATAATAAGGAAATATTTATTTTTGGTCTAGTTCCTAGCACTTGATTGTCTATTCTATGTTTTTTGCAGTAATCCCCACAAACAGCTTTGAATGTACATTTTTTTCCTGATAATGTAAATGCTTTACATATATTACGGGATTCAGAAACGTCCTGTTTAGGTACAGAATCTAAAACCTGTATCGGTCTTGTTTTTTTACATTCAAGTTTCCTTTTTCTCATTTTATCGAGAATTATCGCCATTTCCTCTGGTGTTTTTTTACTTGGTTTTAAAGTTTTAGATAAACGTAAACAGTCATCGTAACTTTGAATATTCGATTGATGTTTTTTAGTGAGTACATTTTTAGTATCACTAAAATTCGTTTGAATCACGGTCGGTAGAAAGTATTGCGACATCTTAATTTATACTAAAAATAAAATAACTTAGGTTAGTAAAAGATGTGGTTCTTTATAAAACTTAAAAGAACGTATAGCTTCACTTTAGGTGAGTAATATAAAAGATAAAACCTTTTACTTTTAAATGAATCTTAAGTGGACAAAAGAGTGTTATTTGTGTGAATGCCCTTTAGAGCCGTGTGTACACACAAAAACGACAGAAGAACGTATACTTGTTCGAGAATATAGAAAAATGCGACCTATTTTTACATATAACAATGTTGAATATCTGAAATTTTTTGATACAAATATAAAACGTGTCTGTTATGCGTGTTATATAACGTCTTATAAAAATATTCACCCGGTATCACTTAGACACCGCGAGTGTGGTCGTATAAAAAATATGTATTCGAGACCCAAGTCAAAAACAAAAAATGAATTATTATACTGGTTCGAAGGACTAAAAAGATACTTAAATAAACGACTTTATATAACATAAATGGGTGAAAGTATTCAAAAACTCACACACGTGGAGCATATTTTAAAGCGTCCAGATTCGTACGTTGGACCCGTTTCACGTGTAGCTGAACCTTATTGGATTTATGAAAATGATTCATTTGAAAAGAAAACGGTAGTGTATTCACCGGCACTTTTAAAAATATTCGATGAAATTTTGGTAAACGCGATCGACCGAAACTCCATGTACCCAAAAAATGTAACGTCACTCAATGTTTCTATCGATAAAACGACTGGTCAAATAACAATTGAAAATAACGGACCTTTGGGTGGTATCGCGGTTAAAATGCATGAAAAGGAAGGTTTATGGAATCCCGAGTTGACATTTGGACATTTACTTACGAGTACAAACTATGATGATACACAAAAACGTCTCGTGGGTGGACGTAATGGATACGGTGCAAAGCTTACGAATGTATATTCATCAATGTTTTCTATAAAAATTAAAGATGGTGAAAACAAGTGTGTATATACACAAGAATGGTCGGATAATATGAAAACGTGTGGTACACCCAAAATAAAAAAGTATTCGAGTGCTACGTCGAGCGTTTCGATTACTTTCGTTCCCGATTGGAAACGGTTTGGTATGTCAAAAATGGATGATTCTATATACAAAATATTTGAAAAGCGGGTATATGATGCGAATATTTGTACGTCACAAAATTGTAAAGTGAAATTTCAAGGTGACGCATTACCTAAAGCAACATTCAATACGTACGCAAAAATGTATACAAAATCTGATGAAATGTGTACGTTTACGAATGATAGGTGGTCAGTGTGTATTGCACCTTCAGATGATGGTTTCGAACACGTATCATTTGTGAATGGTATATGTACTACAAAAGGTGGTTCACACGTTGACCACGTTTCCGGAATACTCGCAAGTGGTATAATTGATGATATGGCAAAGAAGATAAAACTCAGACCTCAACAAGTCAAGAATGCGTTTTTTGTTTTCGTAAAAGCGACGCTCGTCAATCCGAGTTTTAGTAGTCAGGTTAAATCTGAATGTACACTCAAGCCACAGGATTTCGGAAGTAAATTTGAACCACCGAAAACGTTCATTAAAAATATTCTAAAAACCAGTATTCAATCGGAATTATTGGCTTTATCAAAGTTTCGTGAAATGAAAGAATTGAAAAAAACGGATGGGTCTCGTAAATCAAAAATAACGGGTATCCCAAAACTCGATGATGCGAATAAAGCCGGTACTACACACTCTGGTAAGTGTACTCTTATTGTTACCGAAGGTGATTCTGCAAAAACACTTGCAATTGCTGGTCTTTCGGTTGTTGGACGCGATCATTACGGTGTTTTCCCACTTCGGGGTAAATGTAAGAACGTTCGTGATGCGAGTGTAAAACAACTTACAGAAAACAAGGAGTTTAATGATCTTAAAAAGATTTTGGGTCTTCAACAAGGAAAGGTATATACATCACTCTCCGAACTCAGATACGGACGACTTATGATCATGACAGATGCAGATAACGATGGAAGTCATATCAAGGGGCTTATTCTTAACATGATTCATTATTTCTGGCCGAGTTTACTTAAACTCAAGTTTGTTGTAAGTATGGTCACTCCTATCATAAAAGCGAGTAAGGGTTCGGAAATTAAATCGTTTTATACAGACTCGACGTTTAGACAATGGTATGGTAATGGTAAAGCTGGATGGAAAATTAAATATTATAAGGGTCTCGGTACATCCACGTCTGCAGAGGCACGTGAATATTTCAAGAAGATCAAAGACCTCACCGTTCAATTTGATACAGATGTTTCAATGGACGAGTCTATAATTCTTGCATTTGATAAGACGAAATCAGATTTACGTAAAACGTGGTTACTTGAAAGTACAGAAAAGAAGGCGTCTGAACTTGAAGTACCGTATGGAAACGTTGAACGTCTTGGTATTTCTGATTTTATTCATAAAGATCTTGTAAATTTCAGTCTTGCTGATTTGAAAAGATCTATTGCACACGTGTCCGATGGTTTAAAACCGTCTCAACGAAAAGTGTTATACGCGTGTTTCACTCGTAATCTTAC